ATTCTACCCTCTATTTATAGTTATAAGATAGCAATCGATTATGCGTTTCGTAATATAATTCATCCATTCCATAACGAATGTGGTATAATGACACCCGCAATTATGTTGGACGGACGAAATATTATTACGCGTAAAGATCACATCATTGAATTGAACGAATTCGCATTGCGAAAGTGTCAATTTTTATGGGAAAAGAAGTCGATAACATCACCACGACTATATTTAATGGTGGACCGATTGTTGGATGAGGGAGAAATGGTGTAAATTCCATATCATTCTTTAGCGTGTTCAAAATGACAAACTATTCGAATACTATAATATCATTGTATAGTAAGAAACGATATTACGATACAATGTATTTGCGTTCCAATCCGCTTGCTGAACATAACGCAGGAATTGCGTTGTCTAGCAAAGATATTCCTTATAACACGGGTGGTACAGGAAATATGTATCAAGGACCGGCCGGACGCGCATTCGTCCAAGGGGGTGGTGGAATGTGTCAATTTCATTCGTTTGATGGTGGAAATGCGGATACTGCGTATGCGCGTGGTTCATATGCGCCTGTTTCTGTCGGATACAATTCGATGGTTGCACAGTCGGGGCGTAGTCTCTTCGGTGGAAGTAAGAGACGCGGTGGACGCAGTCGATATCGTAATCGACGCTGTAAGAAATGTGGATGCGACATTGTAACTGGATTAGGTGGTAGGTCAAGGTCGAAGTCGAAGTCGAAGTCGAAGTCGAGGTCATTACGAAAAAATATGAAACGGTGTCGTTGCCACCGGAATCGCTATACACGTACTCGTCAACACGGTGGAAGTTATGGAAATGCGGCGTATTCTGTTGCGGGTATGGGAACCGAGGTCGGACCTTCTACAACTGCTTTGGCCAATCCGGCGCCAATTACAGCGTATAATAGTTGTGGTGCGTCGTCTTTATAACCGGTGTTATTCCGTCAAAGTAATCAAACACTTTCCATTTGTTTTCGGAATGGTCGATTTCATCTTCTGTTTTGCGCTTATTTCTGTTGACACCGAGAGATTTCCCGTCTCTTCATCGATTTCTATAATATCCGCGTCATCCAGTGATAGTATGGTGTTCGAATTCGAAGACTCTGATGACAGTGCCCTCGACACGTTTGCCTTTGCCGGTTCATATTTCACCGTCCATTTATTTTTATAATATCCATCTGTATCTGTCATTATAATGCGATATTTCTGTTTGATATAATACGTCTGTCGTTTCAACCACTGCGCGCGGAATACATCTTGTGGGTCGATGATGTCAATCACGAGAGGCGACGCGTGTTTTACGCGCAGGATGCGTCCAACCGACTGACATACATCTGTCTTTGGTGACGCCATAATAAGCGTTGTCAATGTCTTGATATCTAATCCTTCCGACGCCATCGCATATGTCGCGATAATGACCTTTTTGCTTTCACTGAGTTTCAGTGCGGTTTCTTTCATCCCGCCGACATAATACCCCACCGACGCGATTTTCCGATGTTCTATCGCGTCGTGGAAATACTCAAGCAATGACCGATTATGAGCCAATATCATAACCTGTTGGTCGGGGTTCGTCGCCAGTTCGTTCTGTAGCACATCCAATACGAACTCACTTCGCCGATTATAATTACATACTTTCGATATCATTGTGCTGAATTTAGGATTTCCACGATAATCATATTCTGTTTCATTGAATTCCGGGTCGTCTACTTTATATTGTATTCCCTTCACAATCACTGCGTGGGATGTTGTGTCGTTCTTCTCTTTATGAACCACATCCCCTAAGAAGTATTTGAATACCTTTGTCAATCCATCCTTCCGGACCATTGTTCCGGATAGACCGAGAGTATATTTTGTAACGACCTTCATCATACACCGACAGAATACTTCGGCCGACATATGATGACATTCATCATAGACGGAGAGACCAAACGAGTCAAACATATCTCTCGGATACTCCTTCATTGAAAGGGATTGAAGCATTCCGATGACGATATCTTTGTCGTCGATGTCCACGATTTGCCCCTGTATCATTCCCACGCGCGCTGCTGGTAAGAACTGCTGGATTCTCTCTATCCATTGATTCAGAAGGAAACTTTTGTGGACAATAACGAGTGTTTTCATTCGGAGTCGCGAAATAATATTCAGCGCCATAACAGTCTTTCCTTTTCCTGGATCCACATCAAGAAGACCCCCACCACCCATTCCCATATTTTCTGATTTCGTCACTTGATGTATATATTTATCCACAATGACGTTTTGGTATTCGCGCATCTCCCCAGAGAAAATGAGAGATTCAGATACAGGAAATCCGTGGGGGATGCGCGTTTCTTCGGGGACTCCGTATATTTTTGTTCCGTAAAATCTCGGAATATATATCTTTTTAGAACACTCGCGGTAGATTGGGAATTTAGGGGGTTGGACCGGCGCTTTAGGAACATATGCGCCAACGGTAAGTTCATCTCTCAACATTTTCAAGTCGTCTGCGTCCATACATTCCTTAAGAAGAGTATACCCACGAGGACCGTAATAGGATGACGCAGAGGTGTTCGTTGCCATTTGTCTTGATGTTCTAGATGAAGTCTTCGAGAGATTTCAATTCTATCAAGATTAGTTTTAGAATAGTCGTAATATTATATCATATAATAGTAATAACATTCTATTTGGATTATATATAGGTATAATGGATACGTTCCAAACTCTTATGCGTCAAGAAAAACAGCACGAAATGGTTATTTTCGTTCTCTTGATTTTATATATTGTGTTCACTCCATCTGTTCCACCTGCGTTGGCACAGTATGCGGAAAGCACGGCAGGGCAAGTCATTGTTATTATTCTTGCTATCACCTTATTCTTAAGCACCAATCCAGTGGTGGGTATTTTAGGGTTCTTGGCTGCGTATGAATTCATTCGTAGGTCGAGTCGAACCACAGGTGTTTACGGTATTGAAACTTTCTCGCCTACCGAGAAGAAGAAACAGGAAGTTATGGTCGCAATGAACCCACCGTCTGAAAAGACGTTGGAAGAAGAACTTGTGGATAAACTGGTGGTTATTTCTCCGAACGATGAGAGAAGCGGAATCAGTGATGGGATGTCATTTCAACCGGTGTTGGGAAAATTATATGGTGCTGTAGAACCTGAATACGACGGTGTTATCTAAAGAACAAGTGCAACCAATGTTTCTAGGTAATTATCATCAATACATCATTATTTCGTGTATATGACGCTACGTATAAACGAAATCTGAAATAACATAACTAATGACTGCCTCGTATTCCATTACCACCACTCTGTCCCATCACATTTCCCGACGAACTCACACGATTGCCGATTCGATTGAATATGAAACGGAACAAATAAAAGAGAATTGCCGCAATAAGTAATCCGATCATCGTGCCAATTAATGTGCGGAAAATATCGTTCTGCACGATTGCTTCCCAACTCAAACCGAACTTACTTAAATCTAATTCGGCCATATTTCCGACAGAACCATCATTTGCTGACTGCTGATATAAAATAGTCCCATCTTCACCAGTTGGATTGCATTTAATGTAAATATCTCCTGAACCTTTGGCATTATTTGCGCCATTTTTGTTATAATAATACATATTCTGTGGCATCTTATTCTCACTGATGGGTTCTGTTTTGTTGATTGAACTATTACGTGATGGGTCATTGAGTCCCGCGAGGGAATCGCGGAATACAAGAATCGCGTCTTTTTTATGATATACGATATAATTATAAACACCAGTATGTTGTGGTAATAAATGCTTTCCTACATACGTGAAAAAACCCTCCTTCGGAATTAGGTTTCCTAAATTGAAGTTATTTACATCAGAAACATACTTTCCACCACTGCTCGTGCGACTTGGTAAATTCTGAAAAATTGTATTCATAATATCTGAACTCTGTTTTCCTGAACCATTTCCAATATTGATCGGAATTGATACGATAAGGTTTCGTCCATCTGCGCTAGAGTGGTATGCGAGTAGTTCCGCATCTGCGAGAGCGCCATCATAACGATGAATTGATGGTTGGTGAATATGGATGTGGTCCACTTTATAATCTACACCATTATAACGCGCGGGGTATAATCCGCCACTACCACTGTCATATGGTATCTGTAAGTATGAACCTTTATGAAAAACATTACACGTGCTTGTATTATATTGGTATGAAAAATTACAAGTGGAAGAACACGACCTATCCTCTTTTCGCATAATACTTGAAGATAGATTTACGGGTGCATCCCTATTTTTTGATGACATTCTTCACTATTATTATATGGTATTATTTTTTATTATTATATATAATTTATGTATATGGAAACGTATGAAACTAACACGAAATAGATTACGAAAGATACGAAACCAACATCAGCAAAGTGTAGCAAAACGGAAAAAGGCGCAAAAATCATTGAGACGACACACATTTAGACGAAGTCACAGTAGACAAAATGTTATTGCGAAAAATGATAAATACCCTGCGAAAGTAGGAAGCATCGTCAATAAGACGCTCAAGAAATATATTCCTATTTCCGTATTGTCGTATTTGAAAGATAAATATGATAATATGCGAAGGATTCGAAGGATGCGAAGAAAACAACGACGACAACCAAGAATTATGGAAGGTGGTGCCGAAAAACCGGTCGAATCTAAGAAACCTGTCGAAATTGAGAAACCTGTTGAATCTAATAAACCCGTCGAATCCGGAATGCCTGAAATTCCTGGAGATATTCCGATTCGCACTGCATCTCACGAACTTACAGATGAAAAAGAAACATATAAGTTAATAGAATTTTTAGTCTCAAATGGCCTTCCGTATTACATTCAAATTGAAATAAAACCCGGTAGTAAATTAATGAAACGCGAGACTGAAATCTTCGACCTTCAACGTATTTTATATGGAAAATTTGTGCCGAAAAAAGAACTTGAGAATGGAGGGAAAATTCCAGATGAAAAAAAGGGATTGTATTTCACCGCACCAAATCAAGTAGGTATTGCAGATGGAGATACATTAGGAAACGAATACCCCGATAAAATGTTTATTTTTACAAAGGAAAAAGGGCAAATTGATAACCAATCAAAGGAACTACAAGGAGGTAAATTATATGATATCAAGATTAAAAAGGGTTCAGATACGGTTACGCTTTCTGACTCTAACCGTTTGTATAAATTAAAAGAAAATGGCGACCCTCAAACAATTGATAATATTGACACTCTGCGAAATTTTGGAAATTCAATTCATCCAAGCGAGTTCAGAATCCAGGTTGTTCCAGTGTCACCCGATGATATCAAGAAAGCGCTTGAATCCTCGGCCAATAGTAGCAACCCTGGTAAGGTTGTATCGGATGAGGCAAATAGTTTTGTTATCAATCTACATGTTGGATGTAAAATAACATCAATTCAAACCCTCCGTAAATCTCTCGAAATAGTGCGTTCAAGTCTCGAAAATGAGGATGATGACACAAAAACCGCGGCACTCAATGTATTTAAATCTCTCAATGAACGTTTGGAAGACCCGGAATTTATGAAGAGCGACGGATATGATGATTTTAAGAAGAATGTTTACGCATTCTCCTATAACGTTCCTGGTTCTGAGAGAAAATATGGATTCACTCAACTTACTACATTTTTTGAAGGAGCCGGAAATGATGTATCGCGTAGCGTATCGGACGAGTTTATGAAACTGCTTACATTACTAGACCACGGAACCGCGGGTGAACACGGTGCGTGTATGGCATTCAATCGTCCGGGAATATCTCTTCAATTAAAAACTGTGGTCAACCCGATGGCAAATGGCGAAGTGCTAGAACGAACGACGCTTGCAAATGAAACAGGTATAACTGGTGTGGAGCGGTTTTTGAAAGATTTACAAGGTGATTCCTTAGTAAAGACTGCGAAAGGCGAAGACGGCAAGGGTGGTGAAGATGGCAAGGGTGGCGAAGATGGCAAGGGTGGCGAAGAGAGCAAGGGTGGCGACGAGAGCAAGGGTGGCGAAGATGGCAAGGGTGGCGAAGATGGCAAGGGTGGCGAAGAGAGCAAGGGTGGCGAAGAGAGCAAGGGTGGCGACGAAAGCAAGGCAGGAGGTCTCGATGAAATCAAAGAAGTAGATGCAATGAATTCATTAGGTATTCGGTATAAAGGATATATCATAAAACGATATCCATTTCCCCCGCCGGGTCAGGATTTAATTCTCACCCATTTTATGGGATGGGATGAACGGGGGGATGAGTTTATTCCGGCATCAGAAGAGTCTAAGAGAATATTTCCGAGAGAATCTAAATCAATGACAGGACAAACACCGAATTTAGATGATACAATTGAAAAGGTGAAGAAAATATACACCGATGAAGTTATGGTCGTCAAAGAAAAACAAGCCAAAGAGAAAAACACACAAGCAATTGAAGGTTTACCAGCATCAGCACCAGCATCAGCACCAGAATCCGCATCAGCACCAGCATCAGCACCAGAATCCGCATCAGCACCAGAATCCGCATCAGCACCAGCATCAGCACCAGCATCAGCACCAGCATCAGCACCAGCACCGACAACTTCCGAAAATATAAAACAGAAAGCAATTGAGGCTGCCGCAATGGCCGCAGCACAGGCGGCCGCAGCAGTCGCCCAATTATTTGCTAATAAAAAATAAAAAGATAGTTCTATAATGGCAAATATCTCAATGACGCGCTATCATATGCCGATACGCGAAACGCATCGTTGTATCCTTCAACATAAACGGTATCACCCGTGCTAACATTGTTGCATCCATATTCATTGGTTCCACTTTTACCATTAATCATAACAGGTAGTTTAATCGCATTATTTTTATCACTTAATGTATAAAATTGCCATTTATCGCGATTTGTAAAGAGAGGGCGACCAATGAGCGGAAGTATAGTTTCTTGACCTCCATTACTACGGGTAAGAATACCCACTTGACGATAGGTTGTATCGACCGAACGCGTCGGAACATTTACAGGAACGCCACCAAACCCATTGTGTTCTCCGTAATGGATAGTTGATACTCCACCTCTGATATCGTATATCGGTCGTGTTGCTCCTACCGAATTATCTCGAAGTGGAGGAACGTATGGGTTCAATAAAACATCTTGGTTTGCAGAAGGTCCACCAATGCCGAAATCTAATGAATTTGCGAGTGGATCAGAGGTTGCGATAAGATGTGAATGATGTCCGTGTCCGTGTCCGTGTCCGTGTCCGTGTCCGTGTCCTGCATTTCCACGGAAAACATGCGAATGTATATATAACGCAAACCCAATGATTACAATAACAATAATAAAGAGTGATACGTTTTCAAAACATAACACACCAGGAGGGCATCGTCTTGCCATTGTTATGTAAATATAATAATGCTAAACGCAAACGCGCAATGATTCGTATTATTATATATGATTATTTATTTATTTACCGCCAGGAGTGGCGAATCCTTTCAACATATTCGTTATTCCACCAATTCCACCATTGCCAGTTATTTGTTTCATAAATCCTTCCGCGGATTTGAGTAGAGGTCCCATATCTTTCATATTCTCCATTAACTGTTTTTGCTGGTTCATCAAAGATTTTGTTTGGTCGGTTAAACCGCGCACTCCATCTTCTCCAATAATATTCTCAATATTATCATACGCCTGCTCTAATGTAGACGCATAATCAATACGGTTTTTTCCATTATCTTTTTTTTTGTTATCATATGCGTCATCATCGTCATCATCATCCGCGCCTTCATTATATTTCGCAGGGTTTAATTTTGTCATTCCTTGCTTTTCCTTCTTTGCGGGTTCTTTTTCCATCTTCACTGGTTTGTCATCTTTATTATTGTTGTTATTATAATTCTCCTTTTTGCTTTCTTCTTTGGGTTCTTCTTTGGGTTCTTCTTTGGGTTCCTCTTTGGTATCGCCATCCATATCTTCGTTTCCTTCTTTTGTTTTCATTCCCTCCATAACTCCCTTCACACTCAGCATATCTAATAAAAATACGGAAACTACCGCAGTGAGAAGAATAATTATCATGTTTTTACTAAAGTAAGACATAACCAGTCCAATTAAAGCAAGTAAAATGACAGCATTATATTTTTGGTTTGCAATATATCGTAATATACTCAATAAAACCAGCAATAGTGAGCCGTATAAAACAATTCTATTTTGAAAAAATGGAGAGTAAAATAAACGTGTCAAATACGTCGCCATTAATGTTTTTGTATAAATAATATATATTTTAAGAATATAATAAATATTGATTCTACAAAATTGATTATACAAAACATTTTATATTTATGGAACGATTCTATGTTGTCTCAATATGAAATTGGATTTTGTCAGCGTTTTAACGAAGAAATACACGGATTCAATTCAACCAATTCACCTGAAATTCGAAATCATTATTTATGTTTGTTTACATTTGATATAATGAATGAAGAACAATTTATGTCAGTACAGTCATTATCACCTTATTGTCGCGCAACGATTGAAATTGTTGAAACAGTTATGCTTTATCCCGGAAATGAAATGGTTGCGATATATAAAACATTCTGGTTCCGTATCTTTCAACGTATATGTCGAAAATGGATATTGAATCGTCGTTATGCGAGGTCATCTCGGTTGATGTACCATCTATTGTATCGCGAATGTTCCCTTAATAGTTATAAAATGGAATAGGTTTCTGTTTGTCGTCCTCGTCCTCGTCCTCGTCCTCGTCCTCGTCTTCGCTGTCCTCGCTGTCCTCGTCTTCGCTGTCCTCGCTGTCCTCGCTGTCCTCGCTGTCCTCGCTGTCCTCGTCTTCGCTGTCCTCGTCCTCGTCCTCGTCTTCGCTGTCCTCGCCTTCGTCAATTTCTGTCATTTCATCGGAAGAATCATAGGGTTCAACATCATTATCGTCTTCAGAATAGGATAACATATTATCATTGTTATAATTTAGGTCGTCCATAAAAGAGAGTTCATTTACCTTATCAATTGAAACACCAATGACCGTGTCAATATTTAATAGTTTTTCATAGTTTTCGCGCATTTTTTTCAAGAGTCTCCCGATCTTCGTTTTATCCTTTGTCAGTTCCAATATCATTTTTTCATTTGTGTTCGATTTATATTTGAGGGATGTTCGCGTCTTCAAGAGATTTTCACGTATCATTTGATGAATATGCCGATGAATTTCATCTAAAGACTGAATCTGCTGTCGATGTTCTTCCACCATTTTATCGAAAATTTCTTTTGCTTTCATATAAACTGACACTAGATGTTGGTTATATTTCATATTATGACGAAGTGTAAGCATTTTTTTAATGATTTCACAGTTTGCTTCCTTCACGCTATAGCGGCATTCTTTCATCATTTTATCGTTTATTGCTAAATCGTCATCTCTATGGGTATCTATTCTATGGGTATCTATTTCATTCATTCTTGATAACTCTACTGATATTCTAACATTAGAATAAAAAGGTAGTCTCATCATCGCAATGAGACTTATAATCGGTTCCACCAACTACACGGTTTATGCCAGAATTCTGTATAATAAATATCGCCCTCACAGAAAAATGCGGCACTATAACTATATGAACTGGCCGATGTTATGAGAATATCAGCCAGTGTCATTCCTAAGTAGGTATCTTCATTTTTTTCATTTAAATGAAGAAGAACATCTTTGCCAAATCCAGGATGAGATACAAATTCTGAAAATTTATCGATTTCTCCTTGAGAGTATACGTGAATTCGTAATCGATGATTGATATCATATTTCGTATATGTTTCCACTATTTTCATTATCGATTGAATGTAATAGGCATTGTTATATTCTTCACCACCGTTGGGTCGTGTATCATCGCAGTTTGGTCGGCGGATGTGAATCGATAAATGATGAGTATAGTGTGGCGTATCATCTGTCATTGTTTTTGGATTCGGAATTTGAAATAGTCGCTCACGTTCACGATTTCGGTCTTTATTCGCCCAGAAATTCTCTTTGATTCGATTCATACTTTGACTCTTCATACATTTATCGATATTTCTCTCGATATAATTGAATATATCATAAAAATCAGGTGTTAGTATCTCAATAATATCATCGCGCCGTCCCGCGTGTTCGTGTTCTGCGTTCTTACGAATAACATCATTGTAATTCAAATAATTTGGTTTCATATTCATTAATGCTTCTAATGTGTCTATAAATTGCGGATCATTATCATAATTGTGTGCGATTTTGTCCGGGGTTCTGTATACAAATGTTGCGCGTTCACATTCTTCCGCATAGATACACGTCCAAATAAATCGTTGAAATTGTGCGCCGAAACCATCGGTAAATTGAATCGTAGAGTAGTATTGTTTTTTAGGTGAGGTCGTGGCGGTGGCGACGGTGGCGTCGGTGGCGGTGGCGTCGGTGGCGTCGGTGGCGACGGCGGTGGCGGGCGCAGTAAATTGACTTTCATCATTGAGTTCATATGCGTTTGGTTGTGTTCGGTCATTTCTCTCGGAGGTCAAGCGTCCAATATGCCGATTGGTTATTTGATTGAAAAATCCAGACAAGAACCCGATTCTCGTCCACCGATTGGCGTAGTCCATTTCGAAGAATTGATTAGGTGTATCATAATCTCCTACTGCCAGAATCGCAGATACATCAATCAAAGACGGGCGAAAACTGTAATGTGGCCAGTAATGGCAATTTCCGTATCCGAAATCATTGCCTCCATTGTCATTGCTCGTCTTATGCTGATGAAGCGCCATCTCATATTTCATACGTCGAATTAGTTTATGCCCCTGTATCTTATAATCGCGCACCGTCTCGCCATAATTTCGGTTATATAATATTTGGCGAACATTATACCCAGAGTTTCTGGCATCCGTCATCATCTGAATCGCCTTATAAACATAACTTCCTGGGGTATGAAATAGAAAATCATCTTCCATATGAATCCAATACTCTGGGCGCAATTCATTTAATTTTTTCCATATGATTTTCATACTTGGGCGATGACCCTTTTCTGCGGGAGATTTCATAATATACTCTATCCAAGGATAAGCATCTCGCATTTTTACGCGGTCTTCTGGACTAGAATTGTCATCAACACACAACCAATGGTCTATCTTATCTACATCGGACCACATATTTAAAATAGAATTCACGGTTTGTTGGAATAAATCAAAACGCTTACAAGTTGTAAATGTTATCACAATGCGAGGAGGAACACCTACACCTACACCTACACCTACACCATTATATCGCTTCACTTGAATAACGGACGGTTCTTGGGCAGGAACATTTCTATCAAGGTATGGAAGTTTGTCGATTGGACGAATGAGACGATATATTCCCGTATTTTGTGTGTCATATTCTTGTATTTTGCACGGGGAAACAATCGAATCTCTCACCTTCGTAAAAAGGATTTCCCATATTCGGATGTCATCATCGCTATATACATCGTTTTTAGAAGCAACCACAGAGAGATGATGGTCTACGGTGTAAAATAAGCGCAAGATTTCGGGAAATGTATCCTCTTCAAAAAAGTTCGTGTAGAATATGAAATTACTATAGGTCGAAGAGAGAAAATGGTATGCCATAATATGATGCCGTAGAATCGTTTTACAGCATTCATATCCACTACGTTTATCATAAATGTAAAACGCAGAAATCGAGTTGTTATATTCAATAATGTCATTGTATTTATCGGTATTCAAGAAGAGTTTATTCTGCGGGAACTTATTATAGTTTTTATACTTGTGATAGAGCGCATTCACCATTACGTGATTTCCATCTGCGCGGAGAATTTCCATTACGGATGCGACGCCTTCAATACGTTCCTCATCGTATTCCATTGTTTTACAGTAATATTTGACTGCGTTATATTTATCACCTTTCCGGGTATATAAATCTCCAAGGCAAAGTGCGCTATAATATTTTTCCTGCGCCCAATTATTTTGATGAAGAACACGCGTATACCATTCAATCGCTTTGTCAATATGAGCAAGACCTGCGTCCATCCAACTTTGTGCGCAGTAAAAGGAATATCTCTCAGCAAGTGCGCGGTCGCCTCCCTGTGCGCTTTCCGTATAGAATCCACGTTCAAGCACATCCGCATCTTTAATATACTTATTGGGGTCTTTGTTTCGACTTCCGCTTCTCCCGGAATCAACATAGTAATTCCCTTGAATTGCTTGTGAAGATTCTTCACGGTCCATACATGTTATATACTCGTGAAGCACGCCAACAAATCGCCATCGTTTCCGATTGTTCACGATTAATGTCCGTAAGTAGACAAATGACTGACCGAGTTTCAACTGATACGCATCGTGTGTAAGTTCGTGTGGCATACGAAAATCACCGTGAATACTGTCATCGGCGTCAAAAATAAAGAGATAATCTGTTTTATTAAATGCCATTTGAAGTGCCTTTGTGCGATTGAAACCGAAATCACGCCATTCTACCTGCTCGATATGTCCTGGAATGCCACGGTCTTTGAAAAAATCGCGAATGAGTTCCATCGTATTATCAGTTGAACCAGTATCTGAAATGTAATACGCGTCGAACGATATATACGAACACAGGTTTGTAAGCGTTTGGACAATAATATGGGATTCATTTTTAACAATCATATTGAGACATATGGTGTAAGATTTAGAAGGTTTGTGTATGTAATTCTCCCCGTTTACTTCCGTTATTTTCATTTCGTATTTCCGAGAGATAGATTCATTCTGTTGTTGTTTTTAGGTCTCTTTTATTTTACGTTGTTATAGTAGCACGACTTCATTCCATTTCATTCCATTCCATTCCATTTCATTCCATTTCATTCCATTATGTCATTTACTCGGTTTCACGATGACCCTGACCGCATCAAAAAACAACTTCAACAATCGACTGATGTAGGACGATACCAAATAAATGTCCCTGGACCCGGTGATAAACCACTTTATATGGAAGACCCCTATGTTCGCGCACAATTGTGGGCTGGTAATATTATGACAAACTCTGTAGATATTGAGACGGAATTATTTGGGTTATCACGTCGATTGAACCGAGATTCCGCAGATAATTATCATCACAGTGAAAATGCATCAGTTGCAACACGAACAAATAAAATAATCGAGTGTCCGGTTCGTGGGGGGAGTGCAGTAGAACAATCTAGGGCAACCCATCCGGCGTGGATGTTGCGCGATATGGAGCGAGACAACTGGAAGATGCTTCATTTCGACCCTCAGGAAAATGTATTTATGCCATTTTTTAATAACCTTAATACACGTGTCATTGAAAAGGACCGGTTTGTTCCTCAAATGACCGTTCCAAATTTATCCGATGATACCTATTTTTCGGTTCATCCTACGAATAAGAATCCAGCAATGGAAGGAATGGTTGGTGGGCGTCGAATTTCTGAGCCAGGACATAGTAATAACAACGCTTTAGCAAGTGTGGATAGTGGTAGCGGTGGCGTCGTTGGTGTTGGCGATATTCGCCAGTTTAGCGGAACGACTGCTTTGTTTTCATAATCATCGACAATTATCATCGACAATAATATTTATAATACGATATTATAAGTGTATCATAAATGGCTGAAATCGCACTCATCCTAGGAAGTCTAGGAGCGGCATATATTGCTTCTAACCGAAATAGCGGTCGTGGTAATGGAGCGCAAGAAGGATATCGAAACGCCGGCATTCACCAATCCAGGTATCTTCCAAATACAAATATCCCAACAACGAACTATCCAGTCATTCGACCAAATACCGGTTCCAATGTCAATGATTACAAAAACGCAAACGCAGCAACCGACCGTTATTATGCGCGAGGTGTAGATTTTGATAAAATGTCAGCCGGTGTTGCTGGGGGTGTTGGTGGAGTAGGCATCTTACGCGGGATTGCCGAGAGAGGACGTGATAACACAAAAGACAAAAACAACTTTATACCAGGAACTACCACTTCTAGCGCAGGTCCCATAAACGTTCCATCCACCCCTTACGGCGAAAGTTTAGATACGCAATTTGGTGATAATTATAGCAAAGATGGTTTCACCTCCCTAATGGGCGCGAAAATCGACCCACGGACATTTACGCACAACAATATGGAACCATACTACGGCGCAAAGGTGCGGGGAATAACAACAGATGCAAACTTGCACGAGAATGTTCTTGATAATAAAGTCGGAACCGGTTCTCAGTTCTTTTCCAAGACAGAACAAGCACCTTTATTTCGTCCTCTCGACAATCTCCATCTCCCTCACGGAATGCAGAATCAGAGCGACTTTTTACAATCACGAATGATGCCAAGTATGAAAATTGCGAATGTTAAACCGTGGGAGGAGGTGCGAGTGGGTCCTGGATTAGACCAGGGATATGGAACTCAGGGGACACTTGGATTCAATTCTGGAATGGATGCGCGAGAGAAGTGGATAGACCGAGGGGTAGATGAGATGCGCGTGAAGACCAACCCGAAGTTGTCGTATTCTCTCGAAGGTCACCAAGGACCGGCTGCTCATTACGTTCAAAACGCGCCAACCGCAGAGACATTTGGTCGTGTAGAGAAACATCTTCCTGATACATTTTTCGTGAATACCCCAGACCGTTGGTTTACGACAACAGGTGCCGAGAAGGGTGAAACACAACGTGCAATCGAGATGGACCGCGAGAGCAATCGCCAAACCACGACAACGGAGTATTTTGGTGCGACTGCTCCAGCAGATGGTGGAAGCGCAATGTATGCGCCCAAGAATTTCGAAGATACGCGCCGGCAAACCTATGACGGAAAACCGTTGATTAATCCTTACGCGGCCGAGAAAAATACCGCAACGGAGGCAGATTTCGGAAGGATGAGTTATAAGTTGACACATAACAATCGAACAACTGTTCGCCCCAATGAGATGGGTGGAATTCACGGTGCGTTAAAGGCGGTCGTAGCACCTCTATTGGATGTCTTGAAACCATCTCGTAAAGAAAATGTTGTGGGGAACGCGCGACTGTATGAAAATGCGCGTATGCCGGTTCCGGCTGCTGTCACAGCAACATTTAATCCGGCCGACCGCGCACCTACGACGATTAAAGAAACAACTGTCGGATTGGTTGGGTTTGACCATCTCAATGTAGAGCGTCAAACGGCGGCCGGTTATTTAATCTCTCAAAATACACCGGTGGAAACGGAACGCGCGACGACAAGCACGGATTATTTAGGAACGGCCGGTGGTTCGGCAACGCGTATGGGGAATGGTCTCTACAATGCCGCGTATAATCAACGTAATAATGTAAACAAAACCTATAAAAATATAACGAATCACGGGTCAATGTCGCTGTTTAACTCGAATACCAACGTCAATATTAGTCGCCTGGATGCCGACCGCGCCAATCACCGTGATATGGTTATGACGAATGCGCCATCTTCGATTCCAAGTATTGATATTTATGGCAAAATGACGATGCCACAAAGTTATGATGAGACTAAGTTAAATGAGCGAATTCAACCAGATATTTTGAACGCATTTAGACAGAACCCGTATACACATAGTTTACAGACATATTGAACGGTGCCTTTTTTTGACAGATAATTTTATAATAGTATAGTAGTTATAATATTATATTCAGCGATATGAATCTTCGCGAATTATTACGTGAACCAACTACAGTCGTATTCCTTCTTATTGTGGTATTATTGATTAGTGTATGGGTATCGAGAACCTATCGAAATGGTGGGTTTGGTGGCTGGATGGCACCTTCCGAAGGATATGGAACAGGTGTGATTGAGGGACTCACCACTGCGAATCATATTCGATATCAAGGTGAATTGTTTACCCAGACATCACACGCTCCATCTTCCACTGCAGGTTCGCGTTCCGATGGAACCCTTATTTTGAATCGATGCTCTTATGTTAAGGGAAATGAAAATACATTCCGGTTTCTTTTTACGACTACTGCTGAACTGAGAGGTGCGAGTGGAAGTGGAACTAGTGCGGTTGCGGCGAAGGTCATCACGATAAGGGTTCCTACCTATTACATCCAAAATACAAACGCTACCGGATTGAAAGCGTCCATTCGCGTGTATAGTGGAACATTACCTTCATCTGATGGAAATGCGACTGGGATGGGAACCGATTTAGATTCTGCGTCCGATGGTCGCGGGTTGACGTTGACGGTTGCTTCTTCGGGCGCGACGGGCGCGGATGTTGGATATTGCGTAATTACATATACGATTCAAACGTCGAACCCAATGGCCCCCGGAAAATACGCACTCGAACTCTCTGGACTCCGGTGGGTGAATAATGAAATAACGCCTGGGACGTCGGCCGCACCATCCGGAAATGATGTCACAAACGTATCTCTCACAAGCAACGCAGAACCGGTCGGAACACAATCTCTCGTTCTCGTGAATTTATGGCCGTCGGATACCTCAAAACGATTACGGATTTTCAATGACACAACCTACGGAGGTTTATCGACGTTCCTAGCGTGCCGTAAAATCTCGACAGAAAGTCCGCAATTATCTCCGAATTATACCGGAACCGCGACTACATTTTCAATTATGTTAATGCTTACAAACGCAATGGCGTCGGGTGATATCTTTTTGGTTCAGGTTCCTTATGTCACGCGAACGGCAAATATCGACCTTGGAATCTCTTTTGTTTGGACGAACGCTAGCACGAGTCTTCAGGATACACTGTCCACCATTTCAAACGCTGGTTTGGTTACATCGGATGTAAATACGTATGGGGGTGGAGTAAATGTTGTAGCATTTACATTAGGAGGCGCAATTCCAAATAATGTTCCAATTAGGTTAACCATTGCAGGTCTTCAAACTCCTACTACGAAAACAAGCACGACGACTGCGAAAATCCGGACCTATAAAACTGGAGCAACTCTTAACAATGCGTTTTCTGTGGATGGTGGTGTTTTGGACCAAGGAGAATATATTCTTCCGGTGATTGAGACTAGGGCAGCCGCAGCTGTTTCCACCGGCGCAGCTACAACCTCCGGAACTGCGAGCGATGGAACAACATATGTTACGGCTGCCGCAGCAAATGTCCTTATTTCTGATGTCAAACGCCAAATGAATTGGGCGATTGAAGCACAGAAGGATTATGAAAGCGCATATAGGGCACTGCGTTCCGCGACAACCGAGACGGCAAAGACCGACGCACAACTGAAATTTGATGTAGCAGTTGCTCGCAGAAATCGTCTCATTGGAAGTCATCCAGATTCGTGGTATGATGGCGCCAACTGGAGATATGGAGATGATGGATTCGTCCGTAAATGCGCGGAACCGTCTACCTTATCTAGCAATGAAGGAAATTGCCAGAGTATTTTCCGAATGGACGCGAGTGGCAATCTCGTAAAATCGGCAGAAGGCAATAACATTCTCTTGATGCGTAAGTGTCCGTGGAAATGTAATAATCCAGGAATGACTGGTTCGGATGCGTGCCGTATTGACGCAGACTGCTTGAAAGTGACACGATGGGCTACCTATTTACCCGACGGAACACAGATTGAAAAAAATTTACTTGCAACCACGCGAACACAATATGATGGTATCGCACGAGATATGAGTTATTCATCATTGGATAGTGATGATATTTATCGTCGCGGGATTACACGTAATTTCCGAGGATATGGGCGCGCCGGGGCAGCCGGTCCCCCCGGATTGATGGCCGGTTCTGGATTCGGGAATGCACCTGCACCTGCACCTGGTCTGTTTGGAACCATTCGCGATGCAGCCGGAAATATTATTCGCGGAATTGGAAACTGGATTGACCCAAATGACCCTGCATCTAACCAGCGAACAAACCGCCACAACGCATATTATTACGAAGATGGAACGCCGGCTGCTACCGCATATCTCGGAATGTATAATGGTAAAGACTTTGAAGAAGAATCGCCATTTTATACTGCGTCAAGACCCACGAATTATTATTATACTACGAATTATTATTACACAGATGGAACCGACGGAGACGGAAAGAGCAATATGCCAGGGAAATTATCAAATGTTAGGCCATACGACCAAGTTATCAACTTCTAATCCAAAAACAAATGAATGTATTACAGAAACGAATTAAACACAGATAATGTCATTATTACAAACCGATAGAATAATGACATCACTTGAAAATATTCATCAAAATATTCACAATAAATTGGATATATTCATAAAAAACAGAAAAATACCTAATATTATTTTTTACGGTTCTCACGGATGCGGAAAAACGTATATATTGAATCGTTTCATACACGCGATATATGACGGAGATAAGACCGCAATTAAAAATTATGTTATGCGCGCGAATTGCGCTCACGGAAAAGGAATCCGTTTTATCCGCGAGGAATTAAAGTTTTTCGCAAAGACAAATATTGATTTGAAAGAAGGTTCCATATTCAAATCCGTGATTTTAACGAACGCAGATAAACTGACAATTGATGCTCAATCCGCGCTTCGTCGCTGTATTGAATTATTTAGTTCATCAACACGCTTTTTCATCGTCGTTGAAAATAAAGATAGTCTCCTTCGTCCAATTCTCTCACGATTCTGCGACATTTATATTCCACAACCACAGTGTCCTGAAACGGGAATACCGATAAATTTACATACCTATATCGTAAATCAGTCCTGCGACACATATAAAATAACGAAATCGAGAGAACGTTCATTAAATGAACTTATACAGATTCACCCAAGTTATCTCAACGGCGCAAACACCACAGATGATTCTCCCACCAGTGAGGAATATGCGAAAATAATAGACTTATCTGTTTTATTATACGAACAAGGATACTCGGCACTTGATATTATTGAACATATTCAGGTTTATCCAAATATGATAGAACTCCGGCGTTATGAACTCCTCATAATGTTTGATAAAGTTCGGAAAGAATTTAGAAATGAAAAATTATTAATATTATACATGCTTCATTTCATAGTATTTCGTTGTAAATTGACTTTAGAAAATATTTCGTTTATGTAAAGTCTAGGTTTATTATCCAGCAACACAAAACTACGCTAGACGCAATGGACGATTACTCTGTGACATCACTTTACGAGTCAAAAAATGAATGGGCGTCTCGTCTTGTCAATATTTTGACTCCACTAATACAAGAAGGATTCCGTTCTATTTTCGATGAAGCAGTGAAATTATGTGTTGGAAACAAGGAACAAGACAAATACCTAATGACGTTCCAGAATCTTCTTTCGCGAGTCCCAAAATGGAATCCAAATATCATCAAGGAAGAGACCGACCGAATCAAAGAAAGAAGCACGTGTGGTTATTTAGAAGACCTCATTACGTGCGTCCATATCATTCATTTGAAATGTATGACGGTTATGCGTGTAGGGAATAAACAGAAGAAGGTTGATATTAAGATTCCGCAACTTTCAGATTTTATTCATAAAATATACGTGAATAGTGCGCGGAAACTGTATTCGAATGTTTATATCTTTGAAAGAGGCATTGAACCTCTGCATACCCAGCGCAACAATCGCGAATTTGAAATCATTATCAAGGAGTGTATTTATAATACCATTCGGGATAATATACCGGTTGAAGATCTGATTAAGATGTATTTAGAAGAAACGATTGAAGATGTTGTAGAAGTGACAGAAAATGAAGAGGTCGTAAAACAGGAACCGATTATCTCTGAGGAGGACGCCAATCTCTCGGCCAGGCGACGGACAAGTCATTCTTCGACACGCCGACGACGCCATCGTGAACGAAATGGAGACCGTATTTCAAATGAGGAAAACGCAGACGTGAGTTCGGAAAAGAGTGTTGACCGAATTGAAAATTTGGATTTTGTGGGTGAATTAAATGGTAGCGGCGACAGTGGTGGTAGCGGTAGCGGTGGTAGCGGTAGCGGTAGCGGTGGTAGCGGTAGCGGTAGCGGTGGTAGCGGTGGCGACGGTGGTGGTGGTAGCGGGGGTAGCGGTGGTGTATCATTTGGAGAAAATGAAATACGCACGTTTGAAACAGATGCGAGTGAGAGAAAGAATGAATATATGAGAGACGATGATGGTGCTGATGCGGATGATGACGATAGTGGGAGACTTTCCATCGGAGATGATATTAAATTAGATACATTAGATATTCATACACTCAATGATGTACAACATATCAATGCTCCGCCATTATTAGATGATATTGAGGTATTATCTTAATTCGGTAGATTTATACTAATAGTATACTAGAGTATACTAGTAGTCAAATAACAATATGGCCGAAAATTCGGAAGAAAAAGGCAAATGGTATGATAATATTTTTATAATTGACCTTCTCATTTTTATCTTTTCATTTGTGTTTTTAGCAATCGCAGCGGGCATTATGTATATATGCTATCCACCGGTTATGATGGCATTTCAAACGTAGTGCGGGGTCGGTTGACGTCCACTTTATCACATCACTGCGAATAAAATTCGTATGATTTTCGATTCTATCGTTTAAATTATGTATATAACTTCGATACGCAATTTATATACATCAATCTAGTTGAAATGGTGGACTCTACAAAAATGTTTATCATCGGTGTAAGTATCGCGGTCGTGTATTTCATATTGAAATTTATGGAGATGAGGTTTGTCGAACCAGAAATGCAAAAACCGGTGAAAGTACTTATGCGTGATTCGATTATGGTATGTATTTCTGCTGTATTGGCCGTGTTTGTATTGAATCAGTTCAATAACCTTGGCGGTGTAGGTGGCGGCGGTGGCGGTGGCGGTGGCGCACCCGCGGTGTTTGTGGACACGCCTGGGTTCTAGTTTTTTATTCTCACTCCCTACGCTCGTGAGGTTTCACGATTCTGGATCCAAATGGTTAATCAAGGTGTTCGTGTGCGGATGCGGATGCGGATGCGGATGCGGATGCGGATGCGGACGCGGACGTCGGTGCTTCCACACCATTTTCATAATAGTGTTTTCCAACCTCGTTCAAGTTGGATAACATCCGGCGCCACGCCTCTTTATAACTATGTTCGGTGTATTTCACGTGAGGTGCGTGTTTCTCGCAAAATTTGCGCACATACGGCGCAGCAAGCGCGTTCTTATACTGCGGCATTGACGGAAATAGATGATGCTCGATTTGAAAATTAAGATACCCCATAATCCACGTAACGAATGCGGACCTTGTAGAAATATTCACGGTGTGATTCAGAGCATATTCAAACCACAAGAGATGTTTGTCTTCTGGAATAACGCCGGTATACGTATGCGATAGAGTGAAATGACCGAACAACCATACATAGGTGAAAAAGTTCGTCACCATAAGAAGAAAATAACACCACGCGATACCTCCACCTGACGCACCGCCAGTATAAAAAATAAGCGGCAAGGATAAATGTTGTAATGTAATGTATACCAATTCAAACGCCGCATTTGTATGTTGTTCCTTCGTTTTCGCAGAACACAATTGTAAAAACACCTTCCTAGGATGTAAATAATATAACCAAAACAAGTGAACTAGGATTCCATTGACGAGTGGTAAGAACGTCAACGCCTGAAGTCGCATCCACCAACGACTCATAAATCTCGCGGTTTTCTGTCCTTGCGTTGTCGTTTCAAACGCGCGATTGAAAAATGCGACAAGTGGCGTTGTATCTAAGTCTACGTCGTGCTGGATTTTTTGTGGTGCCGCGTGATGACGTGAATGCATGTTATTCCAAACGGAAGCACTTGTTCCACCACTGAACCCCATTGTAAACGACTGAATTGCGCGGTCAATGGTGCGCGAGCCGGTTAAACTAATGTGCCCTCCTTCGTGTTGAATCCAGCCACAGCGCGTCTTAAACACGATAAACGAGAGAATGGACGCGTAGATATTATGCGAGGCAAGCCACGTTCCCATTCCGAAATAAAATGCTACTTCAAGAAGGCGGAAATACACGTGGATATAGTCGGGTTCAAAACAACCTTGCGCCACGAGTGTTTCGCGCATCTCTCGGAAATCAGCAGTCATTGCTTTCTGTTGCTCGGTCAAGACTGGTTCTCTCACCGACACCGACGCGCCCTTGTCCTCGGCCTTATCTGAACATTTCGGAAGGGATTGAAGCACTCGATTCACTTTTTCCGACGAACGATAATGAAATTCGCGGAAGGCGTCGGTTGCATCCGATGTGTTTTTCAGGTAGTTAATAATACTACCGCCTGGATGTTTGAAATCAGTTATGTCATAGGTCGCGCCTTCGATTGTAATGGTCTCGCGGGGTCGTGCGGGTGCGGGTGCGGGTGCGGGTGCGTTGTCATTTCCATTATTCAATTCACGTTCTTCTTCTTTTTCTTCGCCAGTCATATGTTTACCATAATACATATATACACGAAATATGTTTATATGGATTATGACGGATGACGGATGATTAAAATTGAAATCTATTTATCTCTTCATCCCATTGTCATCGTCTTCGTTCTTATTAACATCGTATGTCCGCTACCACTACCGTCGTTGCTCCCGAAACTGTCGCCGTTCACCTGGAACGCAACCCAATCATCCCCGAAGAAGAATATTGGCCTCTTACGTTCAACGATGTGAGAGATTGCGACCTCTCTTATTTCAACGACAAATGGTCCGAGGATATGGTCCGCGACGGAATGCGCGCAATTCTTCGCGCAAATGAAGACCCGAGTATCAAAACCCGTGAAATCAATGTATGGAAATATCTCTCGCAATACAGTCCACCCAGCGACCGCGGATTTATGTTCAGCGCAGGCGAGGATAGCATTGTTTCACAAGTTCAAAATCATATGGAGACCGGTCACTCCGGATGTTCGATGGGATGGACAATGCGACAGATTGAGTTCATCGCCAAAAATGGTGTTCCGGCGCACCGAAAAATGTTTCTCGCGAATCGTCGTCGTTAACACACAGGCACAGGCACAGGCACAGGCACAGGCACAGGCACAGGCAGAGGCACCGGCACAGACACAATACCGCATCGGCAATGACTAGACTGTATAGTATACTGGTAATGTATCTACATTGATAAAAATATGCGTATTCTTGCCATCTTTCAAGAACTTCGCAGAGAGTGCTGCGTGCTTCTTGTATTTTTTTACCGTGATTTTGTATTCATCAAACAGCGGATTATGAATCTCTGACGAGGGAACGTGATGATGAACCGACCGCGAAATCATTTTATACAATTTAAAGTCAGGGTATCGCTCCTCGCCGCTAGATTTATAAAGCACATTCCGCCCTTTATCATCCATCGTCCATTTCACGACCAACTTGATGATGGGGTCGGAACGACACAGTTTCTCCACTTTACGCAAGTCGTAAATAAAATAGTCAAAAAGTGCGCAGGCAAATCGGCACAAATCAAAACTGAAATTGGGTTCTACAATCGGTTTTTCTGGGTTGTAATAGGGCGGGAAGTTATACTGCGTTGCGGCGTCGCCTTTCGGGTGAAAACTGTCGCTACAAATGAGTTCGTTGCGGAATCTGTAAATTGCGCGACCGAAATCGATGATTTTGAAAATACGGCCATATGTGGGGACTTTATAATACTGACCTTCATAGAAATAATACAAGAACTCTTCAGTAGTCTCGATGAACATAACATTGTTCGTATGAAGGTCGTTATGTGTAAACGCGAACATTTTCTGGTAGATGATAAGCGTCATTATCACTTGGAATAGAATGGATTGCCATTCTTCTTTGGTGAGTTCATCTGTCATCATAATATGGTCGAGAGTATTCACACATTTTTCAAGAAGGATGGCTTGAATTGGGAAGTCTTTGATTTTCACGATGATTTGTTCGTCGCTACTGTCATATGTGCCACTGTCGCTGCCACTGTCGCTGCCACTGTCGCTGCCACGGACGCTCTCGCTCTCGCTATTCTTGTGCGTTCCATTGGTGCAATTCTTAGGGTGATTCTCTACTTCGTCGTTTCCTTTACCGTCATATTCATCTTCATTGTCGCTATCACTAATTGTTGTATACGATGAATTAGACTGCGATGAATCGCTATCGCTTGTATCATCATAATCTCTCGTTTCTTTTTTTGGTTGTAATGACAATCGACGAGCATCCGTGACATCCGCGACATCCGCGACATCCGCGACATCCGCGACATCCGCGACATCCGCGACATCCGCGACAATTTGATTTTCAATCTCCGAGAGATTGAGTTCTACCAATGGCATTTCAGAAACATCTGATACGATAGTATCTATTTCTTCACATATATGGATTTTATTCTTCAACTCATCACGCGATTCAATATAACTATCCGGTCCTGTATTTCCAATCATCGACTTCATTTTGTTTCGCAGTTTCATCAATTTGCCTGAATTCAAGTCAAACCCTCCACCACTTTCTCCGCCGGTATCCGCGTCATCATCTTCACCAAACTGCGAATAATCAATCGTAAAGAGGTTATTCTCGTAATTATTGAAAAATGAACACCCAACCAAGTAGTCGATGTCATCAAACACATTTGTAGAAAATTCGCGTTGTTTACACAAATAACTCCCATAATAATCTACACCGTGGACGATGCCGTGGGTATGAAGTGCTTGACTCGTCAAATACGAGAAAAAACCATCGACATACGATGAATTATTCGTATTCAGCATTTTCTCTTCACACATATCCTGTGTAGAGTTGTATTTAGGAAGGGTTCGCGTTTTATCTTGGTGCGTGAGGTATTTCCCCGATAAATATCGGATAGGGTCCAATAGTGGAGAATACTTGACAAATATCGGCACATTGTTTGTTTCACCTTTATCATCCACAATAATGGTTTCTAAATGATTCAATGACCGTGTGCGTTCACGGTCGCGGTCGTGGTCGTGGTCGTGGTCGTGGCCCGTGGGTGTTGTCGCCGACATCGCCGTGGCGTCGTCTAGAATGCGCCCAGGATGCGCAATAATATTTTGTAAATAATACTTCTGGTTCAATTGAATCCCGTTATAATTGGTGTCATTGATATCAAAAAACCGCGAATAAATGGGGATATAGTTCTGAATATCATACAACAGTGCGGGCTCAATGGTTTCAGGAATATACTTATGTTTCCGATAATGAAGTTGAAATCGCGGACACTCCGTTGTTGGATTCGTTGACATTGATGGACGGTTTCCTAAATGTAGTATGATTGTTAAATAGAAGTTTTATATTTATTTTAAACGGGACCATTCGATTCCATTCGATTCCATTCGATTCCATTCCATTCCATTCGTGTAAACATTCATATTATAATATCTCCCATTTTTATCACCAGCATTATGAATTTAGAACTCGCGAAGTTTGATATGAAGGCCATCAGTTTTCGCCCCGATGAAAACAAAGGCCCAGTTATCGTTCTCATCGGGCGCCGTGATACCGGGAAAAGTTTCCTCGTCCAAGACTTGATGTTTCACCACCAGGATATTCCTATCGGGACAGTCATCTCCGGCACAGAAGCAGGCAACGGTTTCTTCGCAGCACACGTCCCAAAACTATTCATTCACGACGCTTATAATACGGCTATCATCGAGAACATTCTTAAGCGCCAGAAGGCAGTTTTAAAGCAAGTGAAAAAGGAAATGGATACATACAAGAAGTCATCCATTGACCCAAGGACGTTCGTTGTATTGGATGATTGTCTGTATGATAACAAATGGACGAAGGACGTGATGATGCGCCTCCTCTTTATGAACGGGCGTCATTGGAAGATAATGTTAGTCATCACAATGCAATATCCCCTTGGTATCCCTCCAAATCTCCGCACGAATATCGACTACGTTTTTATCCTCCGTGAACCATATATTGCGAATCGTAAGCGAATCTACGACAAC